AGAGTAATATCAAACCAGAAGCCGAGATTCAATGGCTTGTTGACAAAACGGAAAAGTTTTGCCAAGAGAAGGCGATATACAATGGTGTATTACGGGCTATTTCAATTCTCGATGGTAAGGACAAAAGCCATGAGAAAGGTGCGATTCCCTCTATATTATCGGACGCTTTGGCCGTCAGTTTCGATACAACCGTAGGACATGATTACTTAGAAGATAGCGATGAACGATATGAATTTTACCACAGAAAAGAAGAACGTATTCCATTCGATTTGGATTACTTTAACAAAATCACTAAGGGTGGCTTACCTGCTAAAACTCTTAACATTGCTTTGGCTGGAACTGGTGTTGGTAAGAGTTTATTCATGTGTCATGTCGCTGCGGGCGCCATGGTTCAAGGCAAGAATGTATTGTATATCACATTGGAGATGGCAGAAGAAAAGATTGCAGAACGAATTGATGCAAATCTACTCAATGTTACGCTCGATGATTTGATTGACCTTCCAAAAGATATGTATGATAAGAAGGTTGCTAAAGTCCGTGAAAAGACTTATGGTAAACTTATCATTAAAGAATATCCAACCGCATCCGCTTCTGCAACCCATTTTAGGACATTACTCAATGAACTTAATCTTAAACGTAGTTTTAAACCTGATATTATTTTTATTGATTATCTTAACATCTGTTGCTCTTCTCGTATTAAAGCCGGTGCGAATATTAATTCGTACACCTATGTTAAATCGATTGCAGAAGAACTTAGAGGCCTTGCGGTTGAGTACAATGTTCCTATTGTTTCTGCCACGCAGACTACTCGCTCAGGATTTACAAGTAGCGATCCAGGTCTTGAGGACACCAGTGAATCATTCGGACTCCCAGCCACCGCAGACTTAATGTTTGCTTTGATTACAAGTGAAGATTTAGAAGAACTTGGTCAAATCATGGTAAAACAATTGAAAAATCGATATAATGACCCAACATATTATAAACGATTTACAATTGGTGTTGATAGAGCTAAGATGAGATTGTATGATGTTGAGCAATCTGCACAACAAGGTATTGCTGATGCCGGTAAAGCACCAATCGGTGCCTTTAATAAAATTCAACCACAAAAGAAATCGTTTGATGGATTTAAAGTATGATATTAGAAAGAGTTGATGCTCTCCATGTAGCAAAGGCATTCCACGATTACTTTAGTAATATTGGAAGTACCGAAGAATATATGCGTGATGAGAAATTAAAATCCGTTGCGGAGATTCCAGCATCATTGTTTCCACCAGAAGATGATTTGTTCTCTGATTTTTCCATGCACCCAAACGACATGGAGATTGAAGTTACCGAAATACCAGGTAGCCAGTTTGAAACATTACTTGCCATTACCTCCTCACACATCAATAAAACACCAGTTGGTAAGAATATACAATTGGCAGTCAAAGAGAAGAACTCAGGAAAGATTCTAGGATTCATTCGTTTAGGTTCACCAGTCATCTACATGAAACCTCGTAATGAACTCTTAGGACAGGTCTGGATTCAACAGGAAGATACTGCCAAACGATTCAATGCTTCTACTGTTATGGGATTTGTAATTGTGCCATCCCAACCATTTGGCTTTAATTACCTAGGTGGTAAACTTCTATCTGCCATTTGTACCAGTCATACAGTAAGAGAAATCTGTAATAAAAAATATGACATGAATGTTTGCCTATTTGAAACTACCAGTTTGTATGGAAGTACTAAAACGGTATCTCAATATGATGGCATGAAACCTTATATTCGATTTAGAGGTTTGACCGAATCTGATATTGTACCAATGATGCACGGTGAACGATATACCGATTTGAAGGCATTTGTGGAAAGTAAAGTTGGAGATTTATTGGCGGGAGATACATCAAGTACCAGTAGAAAACTGAGAACTTTTACCAAAATGATTGCTTTAACAAAAGCCGCTCTAAAAGGAACATCTGAAGGTGATGCTTTCAACCTAACGATTGAGAACGCCAAAAAGTTGACAGAGAAAAAAAGATATTATACATCTGATTATGGATTCAAAAATTCAGTTGATTACATGAACTGTAAAACGGATAAACTTTTACCTGGTGAAAATTATGCCAAACATGAGTTGGCCAATATTATTGAGTGGTGGCGGAGTAAAGCTATAAATAGATACGAAACCCTCAGAACAGAAGGTAGATTAAGGACAGAATTAGAAATCTGGACTTCAGGTAAAGACATTCAAATTATAAGATAAAATGGCAACCAAACCTAGTGCAAGCAAATTAACAGAAATGCAGGAAAAAACTTCTGCATGGATTTTTGACCAAGCTTTGAACCACAACAAAAAATATAAAAGTCCAGATGATATTTTGACTGATACTAAATTTAAAAATGCAATCATTGGTACAACATCAAAAGCAGGAATATATCCGTTTATTACAAAAGAATGGGTCGATAGCTTTTACAAACAACAAAAAGGTTTCTTAGATGAATTCTCCGATGCTAAATTTAAAGAATTTAGTGTTAAGGGTGGATTCATGGATTTCGTATCAAAATTAGTAACTCAAAAATACGGCATCAGTAAAAAAGATGCTTGGGATCCTGCCGATGTTTGGTGTGTTCAAAATGAATCACAAGTTGTAAAACAAATTAAAGATGCTGTGAATGATAGTAATGATATTGAAAAATTAAACGCAATATTACGAACACTCTTTAAAGAAAGAAAAGTTGTAGGTATTTCATTAAAACTTGTAGATAGTAGAGTTGAAAAAGCTAGGTATCAAGAAGTTAATATTCAAGAAGGTGTATTGTTTACTAGTGGAAAACACCCAACATTTACTATTACGGACATGAAATGTGACCTTGTACTGAGAAATGATAATACCTTTAAAGCTGCAAACGCCACAATTACATTTTTAGTAAAATATAGCAAAGAAACTATTAAGTATACTTTGACGGTTAGAACTTCGGGAAGAACTTACAGGCCAGGGAATCAAATATTTGAATTTCAAGAACCGGGAGGTTCCGCACAAATTGGTAAAGCTCCTGTCGAATTGGTACATGAAGCTGCTAAAAGAAATAAAATGGATTTTGTAAATGACTGGCATGATTATCCTTCAACTGCACCAGAATTTGTAAAAGAAGAAAAAGAATATAAAGATATGTTCAATGTAGTAAATAAAAAAGTTACAACTGGCCTTACAAATGATAAAGAATTTTCACAAAATATATTAAAACAAATAATTGATCCTGAAAATTATGGTACAACCAATTCTAAACTAATGCAATTAAAATTTTTGTATGAAATAACAAAGTTGTCTGAAAAGAAAACTGAAAAATTTATAACCGATTTATTCTTTTTAGCTGAAAAACGTGGAAAAGGATTTGGACCTTTTGGAAAGTTATATTAATGGCACTTATTGACTTTGATAAATTAGCAGCACAATACGATGATGATAATGATTTTGGATTCTCTGCCGTTTCGGAAGAAGAATATAATTCCGTTATCAATAAGACTGCACAGACGGCTGACGATTATAAAGCACGACTGAAAGAGGTCGAAAAAATTATTATTCCTTTTCTTACCAAATTACATCAGACCGGAGATAAAGAATACATATATTGGCCTAATAGAACTCCTATTATTGAAAAACAAATTGAAAGAATATTAAAACTGACGAAAGATTAATTATGTCTGCGACCGTGATTATACCAACCACAGGTGTTCCTGAGGTTCGACAAGCAATTGAATCTGTATTAAATCAAACTTATCCTACTACTTGCTATGTTGTCGGTGATGGAGAACAATTCAACTCAACAGTAAAAGCCTTACTAGATGATTATCCACAAGTTAAGGCTTGTTATTTGCCAATCAATGTCGGTGCCAAAGGTTTTTATGGCCATCGTGTATATGCTGCATTTACACATCTGGTAGATACTGATTATGTAATGTATCTCGACCAAGACAATTGGTTGACCACTAGCCATGTTCAAACCTGTGTTAATACAATTGAAAGACGAAACCTTGATTGGTGTTATTCATTAAGGCAAGTGCATGATAAAGCTGGTAATTTTGTTTGTTTCGATGATTGTGAATCGTTGGGTAAATGGCAAACATATCACGGTATGAATCACATTGATACAAACTCCTATTGCCTAAAGACTGAAATTGCTGTAAAATTGGCCTCTGCGTGGCACGGTGGATGGGGACAAGATAGAGTATTTCTTGGAGCAGTAACACAACATTTTCCTAGATGGGATTGTACAAATGAATATACTGTGCATTATCGCACAGATGGTGGTAAAGGTTCTGTAACAACAGATTTCTTTATTAATGGTAA